TTAAGAAGTTTGTTCTTGTGATTACATCATTAAATTCGAACAACTGATCTCTTGCTGCTCTTTCAATCGTATCCTCTATTGTGAGGAACAATCTACGAACGTTAATACGATCAAATGCTGATGCAACACCAAGTCCAGTTCTATCACCAAAGAGAATAATTCCTGCACCTGGAGATGCAATCACTGGATTGATTCTCTTCGGATAGATAATGTCTCTTTGTGCTTGTGTTGGATTGTATGCGAGTTTAACTGCTCCATTAATTGCTCCTCTAGATGCACCAGCTGGTGAGAACCAAGAGAATGAATTAATTGATGTTCTTGCCATTAATCCACCGATATCTCCATTTAGTGGAATATATCTAAATTCATTATTAAATCTATCAAATGAGTATTTGTAACCTGAGTCAAATACTGCATAAGATGATGATTGAAGTGGAGCGTAGTAGTCCACTATATTGTCTGTCTGTGTATCTGAGTTGGGAATATTTACAACTCCTGCACGGTGTGGTGATATGCAAGCAATACAGTCTTTTCTTTCATTTGCAATAGCAATCAGTGCTGATGCTTTTGCTTGTGAATCAAAGATCGTAGATCCACCACTTGGGCCCTGTAAGATAAAGTTGATTGAATACTCTGCTGGATTCTTAAGAATGTTGTATGAATTGATTACATCACCCTTGTCTATCACATAACCACTAGTTGCAGAATAATCTTTTCCTCCTGTTAGATCATATGATCTATTACCTTCAACATTAAATGTAACTCCAGAAGCGTTTTGTCCCCAAGCACCACCAGTAACTAAGTTGAAGTCATCAACACTTGCATTTCCTGCCTTTGCTGTAAGTCCAGAAACTGTTGAACCAGCGTGAGCACCATTAAAGACGTATTCAGATCTATTTGCAAGATAGTTTTTGTAATAAACTTCTTCTGCTGGTTGTCTCTTTCCATCTTTTGCTTTAGAAAGATACAAATGCTTCTCAAGAATATTACCTGCGATCCCTGATGCACTTCCATCTTCATCAACAACTACAATATGCATCTCGTCATTCTTAGCACCCCTAGACTCTGCATATTCAGAAGTACCAGGTTTTTCAGCAATTGTATTCCAAGAAACATCACCACCTTTGGTTAACCCAAGAGTTTGTTGATTGTACCAATCAGACGCTGTGGTTGATGTAAATGTTGAAATTCCAACTCCGTTTGAATTAATAACGAAAGTTTGATTTAGGTTTGTGGTACTACTGCTTGATGTAGTTCTAGTGAAAGTAAATATTGCACCATCTCCAACAGTAGATATACCTGTAATTGTTTTATCAACAGTAATAGTTCCAATACCAATTGCAATAACTGTTGTTCCAGCAGCAACTGTTGAGTTTCCTCCAGTTACTGTGACTACATCTCCTAACTGGATATTTGAATCCATACCACCACCAGCAGAAGTAGTTGTAACTCCAGTGATTGTTATGTCATTAGCATCATTAATTACACCAGCTGTTGTTCCAATTCCAACACTACTTGATGTTGATGTGGTTACGCTTGTTGATGATAAAAACTTAAGTTCATCGTAATCTGTTGCGGAAACTATACCAGCAGATGTTACTCTATCTACAACTTTGACTGTAATCGCATCAGTTGCCACTCCACCAGCAGTTCCAACTCCAGTAATTATACCTCTTACAAACTCATCTCCATAAGATGTAGTTGTTCCTGATCCAATACGAACTCTTCCTTTTATTGATTGTGTTACACCCATTCCAACTGTAATTCCAGTTGTACTAACTCCACTGATAACTTGATCAGCAAAATGATCAATTGTGAATACCTTTAATCCGTTACCCCAAGTACCAGGATTCTTTGCTGCATAATAGAAAGTAGTATAATTATTTGCTGAATAATCATCATACGATTTAATTTTAATAGTTGTTGATGCAACACTAACACCTGCGTTTGCGTTATTTAAATTTGAACTATCGGATCTTAAGACTCTTAATGTACCACCATATGAGAGATATGATGATGCAGTCATCCAATATTCAAATTGTCCGTCCTGAGTTAATGGTTTTCCGTAAGTTGCTATAAGATCTTGTTCGTTCTCTACTAATAACGGTACATCAATGGGGCCTTTTTCAAATGGGCCAGCAATCGCTCCGACCTGTTCGTTAGCTCCAGTTATATTACCGATAGTCAAGTCAACTTCTCTTACCTTGACTCCAGGAGATACTAAGTTAAGCGACATGTCTTTCCCTCTTTATAAAAGATTCAATTTTACTAAAAGTATTTATTATTTGCTACTTTTACATTGGGGAAACAGTGCATGAACATTACCAATCTGGATATGACCATTCAGTTGTTATCTTTGTTTTCTTTCGATTCTTTAAAATTCTTCTAACTGTGCATATTTTACACTCATAAGAATATCCAGATGGAAAATTTCTTTTATTTTTACGAATCAAATAAAACTCATTGACTAAATCTTTGGTTTCTCCACATACTCTACATTTTCTTTCTTGAAAGAGTAAGTGTTCTAAACTAAAACCAAACTCTTCAGTATTTTCCATTAGAGTATAAAGATTGTTTGTGTTCCGTCTTTGTTATCTATGATAGTTATTTTCTTGTTGGGAAATGATTTTGATAATAATCTTTTTAATTTCCTATGTTTGAAGGGATTTTTCATCACTCAAAGTCTCATAATTTTTTACTTCTTTCCAATTTAGTTTTATTCCCTTTTGATTTAAAAGGACTACTTTGGTTTTTGTCATCTTCTTTGTATAGAAAATGATTGGTTCATCTAATCCTACATCTCCACTCATAATTCCTCCAGCTTGAATTTACTTTTATATCCACACTGACCCCCTAATTATAGCACCTAACTAAATTATTTACAAGTTTAATGTTTGCTTTATATTTACGTTGTAACAATGGGATCAACGATATTCCCACATATAAGATCTATCACCATATTCATCAACGTGCCAAGTATCTCCTTCATTATCTACAAAACTACCATCATCGAGTCCATCAGATATGAAACCAAAAGGTGCCATGTCTTGTTCAATTTGATTCTTTTGCTCTTCATATAATCTTTTTCTTACGTCTTGATCAGTAAGTTCTTTAAAATAATCCTGTGCAACTAACCACGCATATATCACAAGACACATTGCCAAGTCATCATTACATCCTTCCTCAGCCTCAAATGAATTACTCTTTGATATAAATGTGGTAAGTTCAGATATTATATTATAGTCTTTGAATATCAATTTATCCTCTTCGATCATAGTCTTGAGATTTAACGCTCCAACCTTTTTAACTGTCTTTGACATCTTAACTCCAAGTTGAGTCTTCTTACCACTAAACCCTTGTCCTACTATTTGACCAGCACGACCTCTCATTGAACACATCAAAAGATTTTCGTATTCCATATCAAAGTTTAATATTGCAGCAATCTGGTCTCCAATATCATTTACTTCACAAAGTATAAATGACTTATTATAATTCATTGCCACTTCATATATGATATTTGGAAACAACATCGGTTTAATTTCGTTGTTTCGATATTTTGCTACAACCTTATGAGGAAACTCAGTAATATCAGTTAAAACAAATGCAGAGTAATCTTCACCAACTCCTCTTGCAACGTCAACTGTCATCAAATAATCGTGATTTCTTTCTGGTGGGAAGTAAACATCTAGACCTGCATTTTGTTGTATTGGGTTATCATATACCAGAGACTTAAGTTTACTTGGTGCAATCAACGTATCAATAGATCCTAAAAACTCACATTCAAACTCAATTTTGAATTGTTGTTCTGATGTATTTGCAATTGTTTGTTTTTTCCATTTAGCATTTCGACCTGGTACTTCAGACCAGTGAACATCAGTTGGTGTATATTCATTCTTCCCTCTTTCTGCATCGTGCCACAGTCGGTAGAAATGATTCATACCGTGTGGGGTAGAAACTATGATGACTTTCGTTGATTTACCAGAAGTGATAGTAGGATATACAGAGGCAAAGAACGAGTCAGCAATATGATTAGGAACAAAGGCAAATTCATCCAGAAAAAGAATGTTGAAAGACATACCTCTAACTGCAGATGCAGAGGTAGATGCTGCCAAGATTTTAGATCCATTTTCTAACTCCAGTGATCCACGGTTCCATACCAACACACCTTGTTGCATCCACTTTGGAAGATTTTCATATGCAGTCTGTAGTCTTCCTAATAATTCTCTTGCAGTTGCAGCTTTGTTTGCTAGTATACCAATATTTACACTATCGTTAAAAACAGCATAATGAAGTAAATAAGATACCACAGTCGTTGACTTACCAGTCTGACGAGGCATCTTACAGATATTAAAACGATTCTTATGAAATCTCTTTATTAATTTTTCTTGAAACTTATATGGTTTAAATGGTACAAGACCCTCATCAAGAGAAACAATTTTTACGTACTTCTGTGCAAAATAAACAGGATCATTTTTACACTTTAAAAACTCTTCAATCTGCTTTGCAGAAAATTGAATTGGTGTATTTGCTTTTTTTAAATTAGGATTACCAAGATAGACTTCACTCATGACAACTTACGTTTCTTGTCCAGCAAATAACATTGGTTTCGTTGGGTCAACTGGAGATGGGTTGAAATACATTACAATTGATGTAGGATATACTTTTTGTATTTCAGCAGTTATTTCTGCTTTTGATGGTCTCTTAAATGATGCAATAAACATTTGAGTTGTAATCAACTTTCCTTTCCAACTAAGAACTATGGTATATGTTTTACCTCTTTCTTGAACACGAAGATATGATTCGTAAGTGAATGTCTTACCCTTGATACGAGTATCCATTTCACCAGTTCGGCC